GTCCATAATTAACCAACTCATCTAATAGAATCAATGTTTCTAATGACACACGGCCACCTAGAAACTCTCTCATCAATTTAGGATGCTGTCCATTCTCTACAATAAACATATCCTCAAATGATTCCACCAGAGGCTTCATCTCAACCTCAAACATTTCAAAGAAACCCTTACGTTTCAGTTTCCACGATTCATAGTTCTTGTCATTGAAGTTGGCAATATACCCCTTCTTGTCTTTGATGAAATTTGCTACAAAGTAATTTTTGATTTCTTCTTCTGTCTTGTACTTGCGAGCTAATTTAACGAAAAACGATCTGTCCTTACGTTTATAGAAGGTATCACGTTTGATACGAGTCTTGCCCTTGTATGTTACAAAGTCATAGTCACTCTTACCAAAGTGTGCCTTCATAGCACAATACATTAGATAAACGTCAATCGGTTCCATTAGTCCATAAACTTTTTGTCTTTTATTAAATGATGCAGCCTATGTTTGACTACAGTGAAAAACAGAACAAATAGATTATCTGCTGTGTAAGTTCCATTTTGAACTTTTAATTTATATTTCATACGGGGAGTTGTGCTTGGCGAGGTAGGAAATTTAAGTCGCGAGCATTTGCCTCAATCTTCTCTTTGAGACTTTTAGAAATAAGACGGCTCACAGTATCGGGTTCAATATCTTGACGATGACAATAATCAAGCACTGCGTCCATATGCGAGATTTTCTTGTCTATTGCGAGTCTTTCAATTTCCATTGAAAAGGTCTTTGATGTGTTTAGTGTCATTTGTGCCTCATTAATAAAGTGGGGGTTTTTAAAAGGAACCCCCGTAACCTTTAGTTTTAGAACTTATAGTTTGTTTTCAAGCCAATAATTCTATCGCCACTATCAAATTCTTTATTGAAATTGATTTCACCATATGGTGAAACAGCAAAGGAATCTGTAATATCAAATGTATACCCTGCGGCAAATTCGATATTGGAAATTTCTTCGGCATCCCAGCTGATTGTTGGCAGGACTGATAAATCAAATCCTTTAAGTCCAGCAACAACACCAAATTCTGTGGTAGTTGTTTCCTTCGTTACATTATGTTCAGTGTCGGTCACAAAAGACATATCGATTTTTGACGTAGCAGGTAGAACTGCTTTATCTTGTGCCATTGCAGATGTTGAAATACATGCTGCAAGTGCTGTTCCGATAATAAGTTTCTTCATTTGTTTTAGTCTCCTTAGTTAAAGTTGGGGGGCTAACCGTGACCCCCCGCGAATGTATTACGGCATTACCCGTTGTTGGTAGTGGTATTTAGACACCCTGTGCGAGAGCACGATACCCAGCAGCAACCACGTTCCGTGGTGCAGTACCAAGACGGTACTTGCTATAGGTTTGTCCATCAAACGAGCTAACACGCTTGTTGAGGTATACAGGATATCCCTGCATACGAAGGGAACTAATCAACGCCCGAGCATTTTTAACGCCATAACGTGCGCTGATTTGTTTTGCAGTAAGTTCAGTACCGTTTTCGAGAGCGGCAATAACCTTAGTTGCCTTCGTAGTTGTAGTCGTAGTCATATAGAATTCATCCTTTCAAGATGATGGTAGACAATATTGTCAGACACAAAGTGTTTCGTTTGAATTTCACAAACTCATCAGTGACATTATATACAGAGTATAACAGGTTATTATCTATTTGTCAATACCTTTTTTGAATAAAGTGGAAGTTTTTTATCCTGTTGCTAAGAAAAAAACTCCCAAAAAAACTCCATTAACACTTACTGCTTACGCAGCAAGAGCCAAAGGTGCAAAATTATCGTTTGCGTTTAGTTTATTGACCTATAAGGCGGTCAATCCACAATTCTCCACTCATCCGTCCTTGCCTGTCGATCCTGTTTCGCCCCCATCAGAAATCCACTCTAGTCCAAATGAACTTATGGTGGAGGCGTTGGGTACTGCCCCCAAGTCCAGTGCAACTCTCAATTCGTATCATCAAATTGTATCTTATTTATACCACACGGGGATTAGAATGTCAAGACCTTTTTAAGCCTTTGGGCCAAAGTTTTCTGACCATCCATTAACACCATGAGAAATAATACACCAAATCTTAGTCACACCCATCAAGTCCACTTTAGCAGGCATTACGTCAATAATAGTCCCTGTTCCAGTTTCATCATTAAAGAAAACTAATGTCTGGACATCCTCACCCTGATTTTTAAAGACAATTTTAGGTTTTTCTCCATACTTTTTAATACCCAATAGGATTGCAGGACCGGGCCCACATAATACTGTTTTTTGTATTGGAGTTAAAGTTTTTGGCGATGTATCTTGTGCTAATGTTTGATTACCCAGTAGCAGAAACAACGCCAGTATTGCTACTAGATGTTTCATTTTGTTTGCTCCATTCTGCAACGGTTTCTACTAGAGCCTCAAGATAGTCATACTTTTCTTTAATGAATTCTTGGACAGTTCCATCCTCTGTTACCACTAAAATAACTACTTGAGAGATTTCTATGCCAGTTCGTTCACCGAACATCTCTGCATATGCAGAACCTTGAATGTAATAGTTTTCATTCCATTCATCTTTACGCTCTTTAGTTGACGTTTTAAAATCTATAATAGATGGTACACCATTGTACTCTGCAATACAGTCAACCCTACCCGCTACCTTATATTTATCACTATAGAGTCCTGCTTCTTGAGCATAAATATTATCTACATTACATAAGACCTTATTTTTTAACTGCCCAAAGAGACAATATGGTAGAAAATTTCTTTTATGTCTTGCCCAATCTTCGGGGAAATTAAACTCCATATTGTTTAGATAATCCTCACACATGTGATGGACCTTGGTTCCACGAGCAGCTGCAGTTCTTGCTACATGATTAGCAACTTCACTACCTACCCTCTTACGCCACTCCATCAGCCCCTTCTTGTTACGGACTGATAGAACAGTTGTTATTGATGGATACTTATTACCTTCTGGCGTATTATATAGACGTACACCATTATTGTTAGTTGCCTTTATGGGTTGCAACTCCACTCCTACATGATTAAACATTATTTGTCCATAAATTCTGGATACGCATTACCTGTACCTTCATACATATCAGAGCCAACTAATTCTTCTTCTTTACCTACACGAATACCGATAGTCTTATCCAATACCCACCATACACCTAAAGAAGTTGTGAACACAAATCCACCGATAACACCAATACCAATTAACTGAGCCAATACTGTTGCACCGGAATTAAAGATGGGTAATAGTAGTAATCCAATTATACCTGCAATGCCGTGTACAGAGATAGCACCAACAGGATCATCAATACCCCATTTCTCAAGTAGTGTCATAGCACCCGGAATTACAATTCCACCTAACATACCATAAAGTACTGCAATTTCTGGGCTTGGTGTATATGGATCAGCAGTGATAACTACTAATCCTGCCAATGCACCATTTAGGGTTACATTAAGAATAACTTTCTTTGTACAAATTTTAGATACAATCATAGCACCTAACAATCCACCAGCGGCGGCCATATTTGTATTAACAAAGATTTTACCTAATGCGTCTGCATCAGCAATAGTAGAGAATGCTAGTTGAGAACCACCATTAAAGAAGAACCAACCTAACCACAGGATTAATGTGCCTAGTGCAACAAGGGGCATGTTTGAGCCGGGAATGTTTTTCGGTTTTCCATTCTTGTCATACTTTCCATCACGAGGCCCAATCATAATAACAGATGCAAGTGCAGCTGCAGCACCAGCCATGTGGACAATACCAGAACCAGCAAAATCACGAAATCCTAGTTCAGTTAAAAATCCACCACCCCAAGTCCAAGAACCTTCAAGTGGATAAATGACCGCCGAGAATACTGCGGCAAATATTAGAAATGACCATAGCTTCTTTCTTTCTGCAACTGCACCCGAAACTACAGACATTGCAGTTGCGACAAATACCATTTGGAAAAAGAAATCAGCATACATTGAATGTGTATCTGGGCCATTCCACCCATACATTAACTTATAACCTAAAAACAAAAATGCAATAGATGCTACTGAAAATAGTGCTACATTTTTTGTTAAGATTTCTGTGACATTTTTAGTTCTAACTGAACCTGCTTCAAGTGCAGTAAATCCAGCTGCCATCCACATAACCATTGCACCCGATATTAGAAAAAACATCGTGTTCAATGCATAATTTATTTCAACCATAATTTTATCCTTCTATTACTTTCATTCTGTTTACTAGTCTGTTATGCTGAGATCAGCGTGACGGATTGCTCTCATTCTATTTACTAGTCTGTCTGCTCGATTAGTGACCTGTTTGTACCAGCTGCTGTCCACCATCTCATCGGCGGCTGCATCCCAATCTCTAGAATCTACGCCACGTTTCATACCCTTAAATTTGCTCAAACGAGTCCGCCCCATATTGAACATCATGTTGGCAATTATTTGTTGAGCTTCTTCTGGCAAATCTCCAAAGTCTTCGTATAGAATGTTGCAGTCTCGCAACACACCATCACAATCCCCTTCAAATGCCTTGATAACTCTTGATTCATTGACCGGTGTTCCAATTTCTTGACCATATTCGGGGTCCGATTTAATAACTAGATGGCCGATGCCAAAGGTGGCATAACCAAGGTGGTCATTATACACTTCATATTTTATACCCTCATCAATTGCAAGTTGTGCTCGTAGTTTCCTTAAATTCATTATTCCATTCCTATTCCAAGTTTAATCTTATTGATAAGATAAGACCGAACAAATCCACTCCGTACAATATCACCAATAGTAAATTCTGTGCAATTAAATTCATCCATCTCTTCAAGAATACGCAAGAAATCATGTAAACCATTTTTCTCATTTGTTCTTTGCAAATCAGATTGATCAAAGTCACCACAGAACATGATACGGGCATCCTGGCCAACGCGAGTAGTAATTGTATCCAGTTCGTGGAAGTTCATATTCTGACACTCATCTACTATAATGATTGCGTTATCAAATGTCAGCCCCCTTAGAAAAGAAGTTGATAGAAAGTAGAGAGTACCTTGTGCTTTAAGTCGATCATACAAATTGTTGAACGATTGTTCATTAGGCATCTCAAACATAAACTGTACCATGTTCTGATACGGCACCTGATAAAGCGCTGCTTTGTCCTCTTCATCTCCCGGCAAGAACCCAATCTCGCGTGTAGGGATAAGAGAACGAACTAAAACCACCTTTTCATACGGAGTCTTCAAGTCCATAACTGCTTGCATGGCAAGATATAATGCACAAAATGTTTTGCCTGTACCAGCAGCTCCAAACAAGAACTGGTTTTTATTTTTCTTAAATTCATCAAATACTATCTTTTGATTATCAGTGATAGGTTTGATTGCAACTAAATTATTATGATTGATTTCTTTATTTTTTTTACTACTAGCCATTCTTAAATCCTTGCAAAATTAAAAGTGAGAGGGAGCAATTGCTCCCTCTCTGGTGCATAGGCGGATTGACTTCCAAGCTTCCATGACGCTGTGCATCAGTGCTGAAGTATGATTTCTCGCCCGCACCATAACTATATATACTATATCGCACCGTGTTTTTTAAGAATAGCTCTAGTTTTAGAAGATTTAGTTGAAGATTTACCATAACGGTCTGACATAGGGGAGCCAGGATGAGCCTCTGCAATTCGTGACATGTTTTCATTAAAACCGCCATCTACTTTAGGGCCAACGCCCATCATATGATCTCCTACAATAGCAGGAGCATTATCCCATACTCGTTTAATAAATGGACTATCTTTTAATAATTGTTCATATTCTGCAATAGTCAAAAAATCTTCGTATTCTACACCAGCTTGTTCATTAAATAGTGTATATGTAGGCATTATATATCTAACTCCAGTTGTTTTACATCTCTGCCCAATACTCCAATTTGATTTTTCAAATTTGCAACTTGGGAATGTAACTCAATTATTCTTAATTGCATACTATGCACTTGTTTCTGCATTTCTGCTATCTCGATTTGTCCTAATTTAATTAAATCTTGCATTCTTTCCTCACGCCGGCGCCGGCCCATGTAATCCCAGTAGCTCTCTCTCTGCATTGAACCACTCCGGCATTTCTCGTTTTTTCCATTTTGCAAAACCTGACTTCTCAACTATATAGTAAGTTTGATAAGACAACACTGTGTCATCACCCTTACAATAATCAGGCATACACATAGGTGGGTCACCGCTTTTATCTAAAAGCGAGAAGGCGCCCTTCGCACTAAGAGATATATTCCTTGGTGGTCTAAGTAAAGCATCACGCAATCTGGATGTGGCATGTATTTTACCATAACGATAAGTATACTCTTCCATTAGAGCATCATAGTGCTTAAACAACCATCGATAGTTATAAAATGATGATCTTACCCAAATGGTACTAGGATGGTTCTTATGAGCCAACTTGTATAGCCCCATCTTGTTAGCATATTCATCACCATCAAGAACACGATGTGCTGTAGATAGCATCTGTGCGCTTTCCAGTATCATCTTGACAACGTGCTTGTCACACATCATTTGTGCGGCAATCTCAGGGTCACGGTCTAAGTAAAATATATTCATTATCTAGTCTCCCATTTATAAAAAATATGATCCTGTATTTCTACAGTTTTGGTTTTAGTTTTTGCCCAAGATGGCATCACATAGTCAGCATGGTAGTGTGTTGCCCCATCAGTAATGTCTAGGAAAGGTATTTCGTTATTCAAAATACCTTGAGATAAATTCAAGAAATATGTGAATTGCTTCGTATTTTTTGGTTCATCGCTTTTACCATCACAATACCATGAGAATTGGCATCGATTCTTAACGGGGTATCTTACTTTGGGGTCTTTCCAAGATGGCCTAGTTGGGCCCTGATGCACTACTTCACAGATGCTATTAGGATACCTATCATCATTAACCCTATTAACAACCACATTGGTAACTGCAAGGACACCAGCAGTACCTTGGTTCCTTGCCTCATAATACATATTTAATGCAAGACATTCAGCAGATGCAGAAGGAGGCTCATCATGTGTAGTGACGCCAAACATAGCAAAAGCTACCATAATCGTTTCAAGTCCGTTCATGCAGCCTCCTTCATATCTTTACGGTCTGCGATTCCTACGTCTTCACAAAACCGAACAAACAATCCCAACTGACGGCCGAATGCCTCAATTTCCCAAGGATAATCCCAGTAATCAATTTTATCCATGTGCATTTTTTCACCCTTGAAACGTACCATCTTAGGGGTGTTGTAATACTCATACATTTCATCTTTTGCCCACTGCTTGACGTGAACCATTTCATGGGCAAGAGTGATTAAGATATTCCGAATGCTCATAGAAGCATCAATTTCAATAGTAAATTCTTTAGGACGCCGGCCTTCATCTTCCCAGATACATGTTCCTTCTGTATCAAATTTACTGGAAAGGTTGCGATTAAGATTAATGTTGATTTCCAAAGCATTCATCAAACGCTTACCCATCAACCTTTCAGCATACCAAAAAGCAGCACG